GTTGCGGATTGCCAATCTGAACAATTGGCTCGGTAACGGCAACTGGAACATCTCGGCTCGTCACTCTGAATAATTATTCGAGGTATGCCGTACTTCGCCGGACAGCATCTGAAACTGATCCGGCATGCTGAAAAGCATCCTGCACGTGTGCAAAATTGTCGAACCAGCACCGGGTAACCGGACTTCGTAACACAGTGGGTACGGAGTGGGCTTAGTAGTAAAACCGAAAGGTCTTGAGATTCAGAAGGAGTATTCAGAAATTTACATAGATGAAGACGTATTGTAAGAATGTAGATATCGAAGATATTTCGATGATGGAGCTGGCGATACGGAATTGCTTTAAGGGAAAGTGGAAACGCCGGGATATACGGAATCTGCTTTCCCGACATTGCGAGTATACGCCTGGGAAGATTCTAAAGCTCTTGAAAACTGGAAATAAGCATATGCTTGATGGAGCAGTGCACAATCTGGCACTGGAATTAAATAACAGATTGATGAATAGAGAATTGAGTTTGCCGCCGACCGTATCAAGGACAGTCATTGAAGGGGCAAAGCAGAAAGAAAGGAACTTAGAGATAGAATCGTATGAGCACCAGATATTTGACCATCTGGCAGACCTTGGGCTGCAGGAACTGTTTGAGAAGAAATTCGGAACATGGCAGTGTGCATCCATCAAAGGCAGAGGTCAGCTCTATACGAAGAAAGGAATTGAGAAGTGGATTCGGACAGATCCACAGGGGACGAAAGTGGCGATTCAGTGTGATGTCCGGAAATGCTATCAGAATATAGACATTGATGTGCTGATAGCAATGCTAGAAAGGGATATCCATAAGAATAAACCATTGCTGTGGTTGACAAGAAAACTGTTGCTGATAATGAAAGAGAAAGACAAAGGATTGTTTGTCGGTTCAGTTATCTCGAAAGACCTGGCAAATTATTATATGAGTTATCTGTATCACTATGCAGAAAGCAAATTGACCGTTACCAGAAGGTCACGCAGAAATGGTCCGGTCAAGGTCCGATTGTTGAGCCACCAGGCAATGTACATGGATGATGTGTTTCTGAGTGGCTCTAATCGGAAATATCTTATGATGGCATTCCGGAAAATACAGCAGTGCCTGGAAGAAAAACTGCATCTGGAATTTAAGGAATCGTGGAGGTTCTATTATGTCGAATATGAGGACAAGTATGGAGTGAGCCACGGTTGCCTGGCGGATCTGGCAGGATATGTGTACAAGAGAACCTGTACAGTGCTGAGAGATCATATCTTTTTAAAGGGCAGGAGAGCTTTTAAGAAAGTCAAAACCTACTTGATGAAAGGATATGAGGTAACCCAGAGGATGGCACAGAGAGCAGTATCTTATTACGGTTGGTTTAAGAACAGCAACCTGCATCAGTTTATGGAGAAATATGGAATTGAGGAATTACAGAAATATTGTAAAAGAAGACTGAGCTATCTCAGCAAAAGAAACAGAGCAAAGGAGGCATTGGCATGTTGACAGTAATATGCAGCACAGAACAAATTGAAAGCATGGAATATTACCTGCGAAGCTCCGGTGTAGCAGATGTGTTTCTGCGGAAGAACATCCAGAAGCAGGATACGGAAGACGGTGGAGACAACAAGGGAATCCAGTATACAGCAGATGAGGTGTATTTTGCAGTGACCGGCGAAAAAGCATCGAAGGAATCTATTGAGGAAGATTTCGACTATTGGTACAGCAAAGGCGAAGGGATTACGCAGGGAGAGCTGGCAGACAGATACAGTCTGGAAGAACTGCGTATGCAGGCTTACAGCAATGCGAGTGAGGCATGCGAGAAGACAATATATGCCGGGATTGATGTTGAAATCTCAACCGGCACAGAACATTTCAGTCTGACCGAGAAAGACCAGATCAACTTATTCGGCAAGAAAATGCAACTCTTAGCCGGTACAGAAAAGCTGGAATACCATGAGGATGGACAACCGTGTAAATATTTCTCAGCATCGGATATGCAGAATATCGTAGACCGGGCAATGTTTTTCGTGTCTTACAACACGACCTACTGCAATGCAATGAATATGTGGATCAAGTCGGCAGAGAAAGCAAGTGATCTGGAGCAAATCACATGGGGAGCTGAGATTCCGGAAGAGTTCCAGAATGAGGTTCTGAAAGACTACATGAAGATTCTGGCATCCGGAGGTATCGCATGAAAAGCATAATCAAATATCCGATGCTCTTTCTTTTCGGAGGGAGCATTTATTATTTGCTGGAGATTACCTTTCGAGGTTACTCATTCCCGGCAATGGTAGTCTGCGGAGGTTTATGCTTCGTCGTCTGCGGTGCGATCAACGAGAAGAACCGGTGTATGCCGCTGGTTCTGCAACAGTTGATTGCGGCGGCAGGAATCACAGCAATAGAATTTCTGTTCGGATTGATTCTGAACGTGTGGCTCGGACTGCATATGTGGGATTACAGCAATATGCCGGGAAACATTCTTGGTCAGATATGCCCTCAGTTCACAGTGCTGTGGTTCTTTTTGTCAGCACTTGGAATCTTCTTGGATGATTATATCCGGTGGGTGTTTTTTGGAGAGGAGAAGCCGCATTATCATTTGTTCCGGAAAAAGGAAGAGAGAAGAGAAAGAGAATGACAAAGCTACAGATTATTTCAAAGCTCTGGTCGGCAATCTATGACCTGGTATTTCTGGTCAAGGGAACACCGACAAAGAGCCTGGAAGAAATAGAGGCAGATCTTGACATCGTTGAGCATGCGTGCCGGAAGTATGTAGACTGTGACGATGATGAGATAACATTTGAGAGCAGAGGAGGGACAGCCTATGCAGATACGAGCGCAGCCGAAAAGGTAGATTAGTTCCAAAAATCCGAAATAGCAGGAAGGAGATACCAATGGAATTATTGATAGCTGCCGGTATCCCGTCCGCAATCGTGGCATTTTGTTTCTGGTTGTTGGAGAAGCGAATCCAAGAACGGGCGGAAGTCGAAAAGAACGAACGGGCATGCAGGCAGAGAAAACAGGATGAGAAAGAAGAGAACCGTGAAAAGCTCCAGTACATGATGCTGAAAGCTCTGGACGGTTCTCTTTGTTTGTCAGAAGCTACAGCAAAGGCGGTGCAGAGGATTCCGGATGCGAAGTGCAACGGAGATATGCACGCTGCATTAAATTATGAGCTGGAGCAGAAACATGATCTGGAGAATTTTCTGACAAGGCAGGGAGTGAACCATATCACAGGGGAATGAAATAGAAGGCTATATTTGCCCGATATTCGCCTTTATAGCGTTTAGGCAATAATTTCCCCATTCAAACAATTAAAAACGCTACAGGGAACTATCAAGAGATTACAAAGTATAACAGGAGGATTGATTCTATGGAATTATTGAATTTTTTAAGCCAGGTGCCGATTCCGGTTCTGATTCTGGTGATCGCAGTGCTGGTCGTTGTGACAGCAGTGGTCGTATATCAGTATGCGAAAGCGAAGGGACTGGATGGCATCCGGAAAGAGGTGTACAAGCTGTTCCTGCACGCTGAACATATCTACAAAGAGTCCGGCCAGGGAGAAAAGAAACTGAAATGGGTAGTACAGCAGGCAAGAGGATTGCTGCCTAAGTGGTTGCAGGTAATCATGTCCGAAGAGGTACTGCTGAAAATTATTGACTGGTGGTTCAAGGAAGTTAAGGACCTTTTGGACGATGGAAAGGTAAATGGCTCTCAGAACTGATCGGAGAAGGGAGAGAGGAGCTATGGGCTTAAAAATCCTATTGGTGTACCTTTTGGGGATTTTGCTGTGTCAGCCGGTCTACATCTGGGGCATTCGGACATTATGCCGGATGGAAGATGAAGACGAAGAGCTGTACTGCCAGGACAATGGCATGTACTATGAGCCAAGCAAGCCGAATTATCCGCTTGTGATAGTGCTGTTGCTGATGGCAGGAATCTTCTGGCCATTGGTAATTTTGTTTGCGGTGTTCGTTCCGTTGACATTTTTGCTGATGGACAAGATGGGGCAGTTGCATCCGAAAGATGATGATGAGATGGACCCAGAAGAGGACACATACTTATGACCGGGTGGGGAGAAATCCCTGCCCTTTTTGTGAATGAAGGAGAATTTACAAATGGCAATAGAACGGAATACATACACAGATATTTTGTTTGACGCTTTAATGGCTGCCGGTTGCACGATATATGGTGCGTGTGCGGCAATGGGGAACATTTACGCAGAATCCAAAATGAATCCACGTAATCTGGAAAACCTTTGTGAGAGATTACTTGGGTACAAATATACGGACGATACCTACACGGAAGCGGTAGACTCCGGAAAGATAACGAGAGCGTTGTTCCTGCATCCGTTGGGAGATTCCAAGCAGTACGGTTACGGGTTCTGTCAGTGGACATCTGCCGGAAGAAAAGCCGGCCTTTACGATCTGGTCAAGTCCAGAGGAGTGTCCATCGGAGATGCGAAGACGCAGACAGAGTACATGCTGAGCGAATTGAAGACGAGCTATAAGAGTGTCTGGAAGGTATTGCAGACCGCAACCTCAGTACAGGAAGCGTCTGATATCTTTCTGGTTAAGTTCGAGGCTCCGACGAATACTGGTTCGGCAGTGAAGAAAGCAAGGGCTTCTTACGGGGAGCAGTATTTGAAAATTTACCAGAATCAGAAGAAGGAGGAAAACAAAGTGAGCAAAATTGAAAATGCAGTAGCAAGAGCAGAGACAATCGCCTTGGACGATTCACATGGTTACGATCAAGTAGACCGTTGGGGCAATCCGAATTACGATTGTTCCGGGCTGGTAATCAGAAGTTTGGAAGAGGCCGGAATCCTGGCAAAGTCAAGCGGAGCAACCTATACAGGCAACATGCCGGAGGTTCTGCCAAAAATCGGATTCAAGGATGTTGTAAAATCCGTGGATCTGGCAACCGGTAGCGGAATGATCCGTGGAGATGTCCTGCTCGGAAATGGACACACAGCATTCTACTGCGGAAATGGTAAACTGGTGCACGCAAGTATCAACGAGAAAGGAACGGTCACAGGAGGAAAGTCTGGAGATCAGACCGGTAGAGAGATCTGCATCCGCAGCTATTACAATAAGCCGTGGATTCATGTGTACCGCTACACCGGAGTGACAGCATCTGCATCCGGAACGGTTAATGTGAGAAATTATCTCCAGAAAGGTGATTCCGGGGACGCAGTAAAAGAAATGCAGAAAATGCTGATCGGCTGCGGATTCTCCTGCGGAAGTTCCGGAGTAGATGGTTCCTTCGGCGGAGACACAGAGAAAGCTCTGCTTGCGTTCCAGGCATTTTACGGTTTGGAGCAGGACGGCAAGTACGGACCGGTATCTAAGAGTAAGCTGGTTTCTGCTTACAACGGAAAGACAGCAGCCAGTGTTCCGGAAAAGAAGAACACTCCGTCTTACACTGCTGGACATGAGTACGCTTTGCAGGTAGAACTGAAAGTTCGTACAGGTCCAGGAACAAACTACAGCGCAAAGAAACATTCGCAGTTGACGGCTGACGGCCAGAAACACGATAAGGACAATGATGGCTGCCTGGATGCAGGAACGGTCGTAACGTGCCAGGAAGTTCGGAATGTCGGAAACGATATCTGGATGAAAGCACCGAGCGGTTGGATGGCTGCTTATTACGATGGCAAGGTATACATCAAATAATGCCTTTAAGGCAAGAAACTAAGAAAATTAAGCACACCTCTTTTGGTCAAAAAGGAAAATATGTCACATTGCCCCGGTGTTCTGCCGGGGCTTCTTTTTTATTGCGGAGCAAGTCCGTAGAATAAATCAATATACAAAATTCACAAAAAATCCCCTTCAAATTTGACGAAATGTGCCTGAGTAACGATAGACGTTTTTAGATACTAACTTATGCCTAAGAGCTAAAAGCCGGTATAGAAGCGTGTACGATGTTATAGCCATATATGCTGAAAATGCGGTTCTGCAAAGTTCAATCTGAGTTCTGAAGTTATCCACAGGAAGAATGTTGATAATGTGAATAAGTCGAAAAATCGAAGCGAAAAACATTTCCTATATATAAAACCTTGTAAGATTTCTTACATGATTTCTACACCATAATTAGAGATAGAGTAAGAGATAGAGATAAAGATAGATAAAGAGATAAAAAAGAATAGCACTTTGCGTTGCAAAGATGCTACACGCACTAATTCGACAGCTCGAAAAATAATTGAAAAATAGAAGTAAAACACTTGACACGTTCGAGTTATCGAAGTATAATAAAGTTACAAAATAACAAAACAAATACACGATACAAACGGAGGTAGTCAAGATGAACGCATTAGTAATATACAGAAGCCTGTTAAGTGAAAGAGATAAAAATGAATTTGGTTATCCGGAATGGGATGCAGCACAGAAGATACTGTGGGTGTTCATTGAAAAAGCCCTGGAAGCTGGAGAAGAAAGCATTGCTGATGAAATCGTAGATGAGCTGTATTCTTTGAGTGATTGTGGATGCACGCTGGAAGATGAGGCAGTGAAAGCAGATTTGGAGATGCTTGAAAAGTATGGATTTGGTAGCCGAGCAGACAAAGTAAGAGAGCTTTGTTGGAAGTAGGCTTATTTTTTTACCTGCAAGGTTCGCAAAATCGAAGCAATAATTCAAAGGAGCGAAGAATATGGCAAAGAGATCAAGAGCAAACAGAACTGAAAAGGCTACATACCAGAACATCCGGAATGAGCACAAATACATAGACGTGGTTCATCATGGAGATGGTCATTATTACATAATCCAGTACATAAAGCATGAGCTTCCAGAAAGAACGGTTGTCAATTATATGGGAACCAGATGCGGACACAAGCAGAAGTTCAGAATTGGAAAAGGGACGCTGCTGAGCATCCTGGAAGATTACAAGAAAGTTGAGGAGGCGTAGAAGGTATGACAAAACAGGAATTTCAAAAGAGAATTGGGGCTGAGATAAGCCAGAAAGATTATTCCATCGTGGAGCATGTGTATACATGGCATCCGTCCATCAGCGAGGTAGAGGGTAAGGAACAGATAGCAGAGTTGTATAAGTCCTTTGGAATGCCAATCATCAAGAATATGATGGAGGCTGCGAACTATGCAGAGACGCTTGACCGGGCAATGGCACAGGCACAGAGACAGGTGGAGGAGCTGAGAAAGCGAATCATCAGAGTTGCGAAAGGAGACCTGGTAGTGGAACAGTGCATTACAGAGGCTAAGAAATTATTTGAGACGGTCAACGATCCGCATGAGTGGGATGTGGCAGTTTCTTATCTGAAAAAAAGATACGGAGCAGATGCAGTAGACGAAGCCATTAAAATTGAGCATCTGGAAATGTAGGAGAGGAGTGAGAGTATGGCAGACAGAAGCAATGCCCGGCTGAATGAAGAGATTGAAAGCAAAATCAGACAGTGGGATGGCACAATATTTGGAGTATCATTGAAAAATATGTATGAGAACGGCACGAGCTATGAAGGTATCTGTGAGTATGCAGATATTAATTACGAAGATTACGAGGAGGAATAGAGATGGCGGACATGACGCTGAGAGAGTTTTGTGAGAGATACCGCAAGGGAGATTTCCTTGCAAAAGACAGAAATACCCAGATTGAGGCCGGTTGGTATGACTGGTTTTGCAGTGACAAAGCACTGGCAGGCCGGTTGGCGAAAATCTGGAGTATCTTGAAAGGGGTTACGAGCAATTACATCTTGGATAACTACAGAGTATGGTTCAAGAATAACTGCCCGATGGTCGGTCCGCTCTATGATGATGTAAGATTCGAGCCGCTTGACGAAGAGAAGAGGGATGAGTTGTATTTTGGAGTTGCTATTGATGATGAACGCAGAGACAACAAGTACATTATCTTCACTGCCAGAAATGATTACGAGGATGAGTGCGGATTTAATGATGTCCGAGAAGTACGGCAGTTCATCAATGGGTGGGAAGAAGAGCTGAAAAATGAGGAGTTTTACAAAGAAAGGGAGCGGAAGAAAGAAGAGCTGAAAAAGGAGAATGATAGATGTCTTGCACTGTTAAGAAAAGCAGATGAGGTTCTGGGAAAGCATGAGGAATAATGTATGCAGGATATGAAAGTGGCACTGTTCACGATTGAGGATTTGAAAAAGAATCATCCGGATTATTACAGACGGTTAAACCCGAAATGCCAGGTTTGCCAGAATATTTTAAGCAGCAGTGAATGCGATATGTGCGAGGATTTTGATATGTTCGCCAGAGTAAAGGAGGAAATGAAGTGAGACAGGCAGAGTTTGCGGAACTGAGCAGGGAAGTAATGCCGGTACTGGATAAGCTGACGGAGATTGCAGGCCAGCATGGAACGGCAGAAAAGCTGGTAAGCATTACATTGAGTGCAGAAGGTTATATTCATTTTACGGTACATGACAGTGGAATGTGTCTGAGCAGATTAAAAAGAGAAGATGCACCGGAGTTGGAAATCAGAAAACAGTTATCCCAGGAAATGGGAAGAGAGGAGAACTGATATGGCAAGTTTGAATGTTAAGACAGAGTATTCAGAGTATAAGGACTGTAAGTTAAGAGTCGGTAAGTATGTGGAAGACAATAGCGTTGCTGTTGAAATTTATAACAGATGGGATGGACCTATTGCGAGAGTAACCACCTGCCTGTGCGACCATTCGTTGGCAGAAGATGAGGCGTATGTTGACACCAATAATTGCCCTTGGGCGGTAGCTCTTCTGGAAGAAAACGGATTTGCGGAGAGAACCGGGCGTACTCGGAGAAGCGGTTACTGCGAATATCCGGCAATGAAATTTGACAGAAGCAAGATGGCAGAGTTTGAGGAGGAAAGTTAAGATGGAGAGCTATAGAGAGTTAAGAGACAGACAGCAGAAAGAGTTCAATGAGCTGCCGTTGGGGTTTGCGTTCTCAGATAAGCAGTTTGATGAAATGATGGGAAAATGGGGACTTGACCCGGAGAAAGACCTGGATAAGATTTATCGGATTCCGGGCGGTGGATTCATCCAGAAGAAAGATCACAAGCATTTCCATGAGGTACTGGACCGGCACAACGCTGAGATGGAGGCGGCAAAGGCGGCCGATGAAGATGGAACAGGATTTCTTTACCAGATGTTCAAGTACGAACTGGATAATCACGAGTACGGATACACCGGAGATCTTGAGGATACGCTGGATTGCTTAGGATTGACTTGGGAAGAACTGAAAGCGTCACCGGTAATGCTGAAAGCTCTGGATAAGGCTTCGACAGAAATCAGAGAAAGAGAGGGATGCTAAGTATGGATGAGAATAAACGCATAGTAATATGCAGACGCTGTAAAAAGCCGGAATACTGGGGAGAAATGAGATGGCTTTCCGGATTTTGCGTATGCAGAGATTGCTACAAAGCGCAATGGGAAAGCGAAAATCATAAGCCGTATACCTGGGATGACCTGGATGGAAAAAGACCAACGATGGAAGAATTTGAAAAGGAGAATGAGTAATGGCAAGAGAAGAGCTAAAGACAATCGAAGGATGGCACAAGAGCGGCTGCAACAGTTGGGATGAATATTGTAAGCCGGGAGATATGGTAGACCAGGGAGTAGCAGATTACTTCCTGGATATCCTGCCACCACGGATAATGACAAGGGATTACTTCCAGGTAGGAGAGCCGCACAGTCATGCAATCAACCCGAAGACAATGAAGTACTGCGGCACATATGCAACATTCGCCGTAAGAGGAAAAGAAATCTGGGAGTATTGCGGAAACTGTTTTCCTCACATGTGTGTAGATGTTGAGAAATTCAAGAAACGGGATAGCGTGCAGGCTTTTTTGCATGAGACATACAAGCTGGTGTGCGGGATTGCACAGGCTCCGAGACCTCATATCTTCTGCAAAGACGGTTTTGAAATGAGTGTCCAGGCTGGAGATGGATTGTATTGTGAGCCACGGGTGAATTTGGAAAACGGAGAATATGCAGCTTGCGAAGTCGGATATCCCAGCCAGAAAGAAGAGTTGTTGATGCCGTATATTGAAGATCCGACAGAACCGACAAAGGCAGTGTACCCGTATGTGCCGGTTGAAGTGATTGAACAAGTGATTGAGAAACACGGCGGCTGGTTTGACGCCAGGATTCCATTTGCATAAAGGAGGCGAAGCAGTATGAAGAAATTTATGAAGAGCATGAAGAAGTTCTTTAAGACTATGAAGAAGCTGGCAAAGTAGAGGAGAAGGAGCATGAACAAAGCAAAAAACATGACAACCGGGGCAGGTTATCTGCTCCGGAGAGAAGATTACAAGAGAGTCAAGAAAATGGATCGACAGCAATTTGAATCGTTCTGCAAGAATCTTTATATGACAGCATATGAAGAGGGCAGAAAGTCGGTTCCTGGGATTGACATTACGGAAGTGCAGAAAGCAATCAGCGAGACACCGGGAATCGGAGCGAAGAGACTGGAGGCAATCATGGAAAGCCTCAACAGCAGATTTGCAAAGGAGGGAGATGTGTGATGAAGAGAACGGAGCGGACGGTAAATGTCAAAGCCTGGGGCTGTCTGGGAGCAAAGAGAGTTGTTTTATACGAAGACAGAGATGAACTTAGATTTACGGATGGGTTCCACGATATGAGAATGACCCAGGCCAGAATGGAAGCCTTTGTTCCTGGCGGCGATGCAGTTCTGGCTGATGTGTACCGGAGAGTGAGAGGAACCAGAAGCTGGCATCCGGTTGTAAAAGAGCTGAAAAAATTATTGGATGAGAGAGGGGGAAAGCGGTATGAAGATTGAACCGAGGAAAGAATCGGACAGAGGCGGTTGGCTGTGTATGCCGTTGTTAGCCAGTGTGCCGGAAGGAAAGGAAGGATGGGAAAAGGTGCGTTGCCCGGTATGTGGAGCACTTTGCTGGAAAAGACCGGAGGATGCAGGCGTGATTTGCCATAGCAAACTCGACGGAGCGTGTTGTACGTTATGTGCTTTGAAGAAAGGAGCTGGCAGGTTATGAAGAGAAGCGAGCAGATCGTAGAATTGATGGACGATGTAAAGAAGATTATCTCACAGATGGCAGTGGTGGATGTATGTGAGGAAGAGAAGCCGGTAGAGGTTGGAAAAACCATCATGACAAGCCGGGAGGTGGCGGATATGTTCCAGGAATATCACTCGGTTACATATCGCAGAATCGCACAGCTTATCGTGGAGCTGGAACCGATGGAGCAGACAGAGTTCAAAATGGCACAGTTCAAGGCAAGACACCAGGAGTACCCGATGTGGGAACTGACTGAAAAAGCCTGCAAGCTCTATCTGGCGAGAATGAAAAGAGATAGATGCTACGGGAAAAAGAAGACCGGCATTGAGAAGATGGAAAAAGAACTTCGCTGTCGGGTAAGTGGCCAGAAACTAGTAGGGGATGCAGAGAGTGGATACAAGGACGTCCGGGAACTGTTCAATCAGTTTATTACCGGTCCGAAGGGCGAAAACCGGGAGATTCCAGAACTGACGCAGGCCTACGAACGGCTGAGAGCGGTTATGGAGGCACAGGTTCCTGGGGCAAAAGCTGATACGGCGATAACATCTGCGGTATACGATGTGGCGATAGAGTCAGAAATGCAGGGGTTCATTTACGGATTTCAGTTGTTCGGAGCGGTTCTGCAGGGATGTGGCAGTTCAAGAAGATGTGCCGGAGAAAATTAAGGGCAGATAGGAGGAATCATGGAAAATAAGTTAGTAAAGCTAAAACCATGCCCGTTCTGCGGCTGCGGAGATAGAAGAGTGGGAATCCGCAGGATGGGTAACAACGGATATAGAATTTGTTGCTCGAAGTGTGGAAGTCTCGGACCTCATGTATCAGTGAAGGACTGGAACGGGCAGAAGGAGCTTGCACAGAAAGAGGCAAGAGAAAAATGGAATGAAAGGGCGTGAGAAAATGGATAGAGAAGAGTTTATGAGAGAGTTGGAAGATATGTTCCAGGATGAGCCGGATAACAATAAACTGAATGTGGTTCTGGACCTTGCGGATGCGTATGTAGAATATGAATACGAGGAAAGAAAAAAGTCTGAAAAAGTGCAATGGGGAAAAGATGTGTGTGCTGCGGCAGGAGAGGATACAGATGAATTTCCGGAGCAGGTGTTTGTTTCTATTTCTGAGAAGTTAGAGAATAGAATGCTGGAGAATAACGGCGATCTGGAATATGCAGTAGTGCAGGAAGTTGTAAATGAGTTCTGGGAGCGGGAGGAAGGGAAAGATGCTGATTGTAAGCCAGAATAAAGAGAAGGTGTTGTGGTTCGGAAGAGCCTTTAACGCCCTGGAATATTCAGAACAGGTAAACCACAAGGGAAAGAAGGAAACCGTCAGACACACAATTTGCATATCTGATGGTTGTCTGGAAGAGATTGCAGAGTATCAGACAAAGGAACGGTGCTTGCAAGTGCTGAAAGATTTCTGCGGAGCATATGAAAATGAATGTTATACGGTTGAGTTCTTCGACACTGCGGCCCAGGCAACAAGACCGGCAATGTACAAGAAGAACATCGTGTATGAGTTCCCGGCGGAGTAATGTGAAGGAGGGCGATGATGGAACACAAGATCACAATCATGAAATATCAGACGATGTTTCCGGGGATGACAAAAAAGCTGTTCGATGAGAAAGAGAGATTCTATCAGATTGCAGTCATCAGCATCAGACTGGATGAACTCCAGACAAAAGGTGCGGTACTGCAGAAAATGGGAAAACCAACAAAGAGCGGCACTAGAATGACGTTTGCACCGGTGCGGAGTGCTGGAGAGTATGAGGCAGAGATGCAGAGGATTCTGGAAGACGGGAAAAAGCTGGGTCTGAAATTTGAAAAGAAAAAGGAGGAAAAGTAATGGAGAGCAGTGAAGTTGTAAAAATCAGAGTGGAGAATATATATCCGCATCCGGATAATCCGAGAAAAGACCTCGGAGATGTGACAGAGTTGGCAGAATCAATGAAGAAGCATGGAGTCATGCAGAACTTGACGGTTATTCCGGCAAGTGCATTGACGGCAGACCCGGAAGATCAGCCGGATGCCGATAAGGTTTCGGTAATCAGTGATTTCCATGCACTGATAGGACATAGAAGACTGGAGGCGGCAAAATTAGCAGGCCTGGTAGAAGTTCCATGCCAGATTAGAAGCAAGATTTCCCGTAAAGAGCAAGTAGGTATCATGCTGTTGGAGAATATTCAACGTGAAGACCTTACCATCCAGGAACAGGCCCAGGGATTCCAGATGATGCTCGATTTGGGAGATACGGAAGACCAGATTGCAGAAAAGACCGGATTCAGTAAATCAACCGTCCGGCATAGGCTGAATATTGCGAAGCTGGACCAGGAGAAATTGAAAGAGAAGCAGCAGGACGATGCTTTTCAGCTCACATTGAAAGACCTGTACGAACTGGAGAAAATCAAGGATGTAGAGATGCGAAATGAGATTCTGGATAAGGCCAGCAGTTCCAGAGATATTGTGAGCCGGGTTCAGAATGAGATTACAAATGCCAAGAAGAAAGAGAATGCAAAGAAGCTCAAAGCGAAGCTGAAAAAGATGGGAGTAGAGAAAGCACCGGAGCAGTATTCGCAGCAGATGTACAATGGGAAATGGAAAACAGTGATTGAGTTCAACTTAGCAGACGATGTTCCGGATGAAATCAATCTGCCAGAGCAGAAAGGGCAGATGTACTGGTATGAGATGTGGCGAGATTTGAGAATCGTTACGAAAGCTCCGAAGGAAAAAAAGAAGCCGACAAAAGAAGAACTGGCGAAGAAAGAGCAGGAAAGAAAGTCGAAGGAAATAAAAGAGATTTTGAAGGGAAGTGCCACCAGAAGGAAGGAATTTATTGCCGGAATTATCTCTGGAAAAATCCCGGCTCTTAAAGACGAAAATGCAGCGAGAGAAAAAATCTGGGATGCCCTGGTGCTGATTGGTTATGGTCTGTACGGTTCGGTTGCGAGAGGCTTTTTCTTGGAGGGTGATGAGTGGAAGTACAGTGAAGAAGAGAGAAAGCAGGCAAATGAGACATTCAAAGGATTGAGCATCACACATCAAATGCTTGTGTTTCTGCATGGGTCGATGATTACTGTAGGAGAAACCTATGATTATAGCGGACGCTACGCCAAAGAAAAGGCGGATAAACTGCTGAAAGGGTATGAAGCCCTCGAACTGTTTGGGTGGTTCTTTGAGATGGATGAGGAGAAGCAAGTTCTGGACGGAACAAGTGAGTTATTTGCACCTGCGGAAGAAAAGTAAACTACTGACTTGCCAACTGGCGCAAAGTCGGTTATTATAATAGGAAGAAGAAGCTACAAAGTAGCGGTACATAAGTAGTGAAATGAAGGCACGCCCTCTACATGGGGGATGCAATGATGATTTTGTAGAGCGATTCACTACAAAATAGCGATACAACGGAATATGGAGATATGAAGAAAGCCAGGGGCGATTAAACCTCTGGCTTTTCTCTGTAGATGAACGTGTGAGACAATCCATTGCGGAATGTGATAGAGTTAACGGCCCCGTCTTTGAAAACGATGTTGTCTATGATACTGCTGAGAAAAGAATCAAGGACCTCCGGAGAGACGGTAGCACTCAGAGACTGAAAGCTGATGTAGTTTCGGTCAGTGAGTTTCTGGGAGAGTATGAAGTTGCTTGCCTTGGCGATAAATTCATCATCAGTGATAGATTGTTGCAGGCTGCCTTCCGATGCCAGGAACGCCAGCTTGTCTTCGACTTCTTCCAAGGAGTCCGAAAGCTGAATCTTCTGAGTGAGGTATTCGGATTCCGACATGGCTTTTTCGGAATAGAGGAACAGCTTGTTCAGACGGTCAATAGCTCTTTCCAGACGGACTTTTTCCTTTTTGAGTTTTGATAGCTGCAATGGCGGCTCGGAGCCTGTTTTGATTTTGACGTCTTTTCCGAAGACCTCTCCCTTGATGGTTCCGGTGCGGAGCGTATGAAACAGATCATGTAATCCGTCCGGGGCAATGGCGGCCACCGGAGAGAAAGTATCGCCGGAGAGTAGCTGCTGTTCCAGTTCCTGTATGCTCGTTTCTGGAGAGAACGCCTTTTGAGCGTTGAGCATATTGAGAATGTAGTTGAAGACGAACTCGCCAACGATTGGGTCTGAGGTAGATTTTCCGGTACACCACAGCTTGCTTTTCCTGTGCGTAGGGCAGAAGTAGAGAGAATAGCGTCTGCCAGTAGTCTTCTTTATGGTGGAAATGGAACTGGTCATAGGTTGACCGCAATTTCCACAGATGAGCAGGCCGGAGAAAATGTGCGTGTATTTGCTCTTGCCACTCTTACGAAATGATTTGAGCCTGCGGTTGGATTCCAGGAGTGCAAGGATGCGTTCTTTCTGTTCTCGGCTTACGATGGCCGGGTGGTGGTCTTTCACGGTAATCCATTCGGATTTATCCTTAGGACGCTGCCGGTCCCCTTCCTTAAGGCGGTTGTACTGGTAATCGCCGCAGTAGAATACGCTGCGAAGAATAATATCCAGAGAGACCGGGGACCAGTCATTACCGGCACGAGTCCGGTAGCCATGTTCGTTCAGATACCGGGCCAGATAAACCAGGGAGCGGAGTTCTTCGTATTTGTCATGAATCAGATGGGCGATGTTGTACTCATCGGAGTTGAAGCTGAAATCCTGTTCTTCCGGGTCATAATCGTAGCCGTAAGGAATACGTCCGCCGTTCCACTGCCCGTTGCTGGCTCTGGAAATCATAGTGGCAGTGACACGTTCCGAAGTCATGTTACGCTCCAGCTCCGCAAAGACAAGGATAATTTTGAGCATCGCTTCTCCCATAGCCGTACTGGTGTCGAACTGCTCATTTTTTGAGACGAAGGTAACGCCAAGGTCTTTAAGCTCCTGGTACATCTCTGCAAAATCCAGAAGGTTTCTGGAGATTCGGTCAATCTTCCAGACCAGGAGATGAGTGTACGTGCCGGTCCGAAGCTGAGACATCATTTTCTGAAATTCTGGCCGGATAGTATTTTTGCCAGAGTACCCGGCATCCTCGAAGATTGTCACATCGTCAGTGTTCAGTATCAGCTTGGCGTAGGCAATCAAATCTTGACGCTGCATAGGCAGAGAGTCCCTGTCGATCTGATGCAGTGTAGAGACTCGTATGTAGATAGCCACTTTTGCGTGAGTGGCAGCACTGTTTGAAATCATATTTTTCCTCCAAAAATACGCCGTCCCATTACAGAACGGCGCATGTTCATTTCTACGCCCTTTTAGTCGGGCAATTCAATATTACATCCCTTAATCCGGCAAAATCCGTTATGTAAGGTTTTAGAGCTTTCAGCGAATTAAGAGAAATATTTTTCTGGTTGGGCTTTTGCTCGTTGAGCACATAGGTAGGCAACACATAGAACTCCCAGTATTCCAGGGCAAGCGGCGAGACGTCTTTTGTCAGTGCTTTGTAAAGGCAAAAAACGTAGAGGTCAGAATGACGCTTGACGTCCGGAGAATATCCGGCTTTCGGGTCCCAGGCTCTGT